CCGAGTGGCTGATCGAGAAGAACGGCTATCTCAGCCCGCTCGACGCGCGCGCCGCACGCCTCAACACCAACCTCAGGCGCGCCGCATAGTGCAACCGCGTGTCCAGGAAACCGGGTGCGATACACTCCCCGGAAAATGGCCGCATCAGCCCGGGCAGGGTCATCCCCTACGGTTGTGGCCCATCCACGATCGCCTCGATGATGTCTAGCGCCAGCAGCGTTAGCCGCAGCACGCGCGAGACGTAGGACGAGTTGATCTGCTCCGCCCCGGCCGGTCCGTTGATCGTCGCGAACCGCCGCGCCTCCACTGTCTGTCGTCAGCCTCGGTCACCCTCAGCGCGACTCTGGTGACCGCGTGAGGACGGGGACGTTGAGCCTGACCGGAGCACGCTGGGCGCTCGCGTGCGCAGGCGCAGCGCTCAGTTCTGCCATCGGAAGCCACTGCCTGGGGTGATCCCCTCAGGGGTCATCAATGCCAAGAACCGCGCAGGCCACTAATCCGCGCCGGACCGAGCTGTACCTCGCTTTGTACCGCCATTCGAGGGCATTGAGATGTATCTCTCGTGCTGCGGCCCAATTATGATCTCTGCTCTGGGCTCGCTCTGCGGCCGTTGGTCACTGCATAGTGTCATTGTGTCCATCAGGAGAGGATCAGCACGTGCCCACTCCAAACGAAGCGCGGCCCCGAAGGGTCAAGGTCAAAGGCGTCGTCGTGCGGGAGCTTCGGGAAAAGCAAGATCTAACCCGCCAGGCAGTTGTTGACCGGCTGGCCGAGATGGGATTGCCCACGCCGGACGTTCAGACGCTCAAGCGGATCGAGGACCGCAACCGGGAAACCTACCCAGTGGTTTCGGCGGTTGCCGAGAGCTTGGCCAAGCTTCTCGGTACCAAGCTGGCGGTTCTCACTGGCGAGGAGCCAGTGTCTGACGAACGGACCTCGCGCGATCTGCTTCCGGAGCTCTCGCAGCCGCTTCCACGTGAGTTCCACAACGCCCTGGCGCAAGTTTGCTTCGTGTATGGCGTTTCGCCAGCGACGGTGATCGCAAATGCACCGCTAACCTTCGCCATCATGGCGCAGCGGAACCTTGACGCGCGCAGCCAGTCCCTGGCGGAGATGCGGAGGGCCGTGGATGAAGTGGAGAGCCGCCAATCACATCTCGGCCGCCTGCATGTCAGGAGCCTAAACGCCGACGCTGAGGCTACCTGGGCCGACGATGTGTTCGCCGCCGAGGCATCCTCAATCGCCGCGCGCGACATCCTCGGCGAGGGGATCAAGGGCCTACGGCATTGGGGGGACGAAGAAGATCAGGAAGCCTCGCCGTTCCTCGACTACCTACGTGGCGAAGCCCTCGCGGTAGGGATCACCACGACATCCTGCAGCATCTACCCGGAGGCAGCTCTGATACCTGTGCCCGGCGAGGACGGCCAGGACATCATCTCGTCTGCAATCGAAGCGATGGCTGGGAGCGACGCGGAAGTTAAGGAGGCGATTGCACAAGCAGACTTCATCATTCCCGCCAGCGCGTGGAAGGCTTTACGTAGCGCCTCACCGGAGCGGCGCATTGCCGCGCTGCGGCGCTGGATGGAGCGCGATGAATACGGCGCCAGACAGCGGGAGTGGCGGAAGCAGATCAGCGACGACCTCTCCACTCTTCTTGAGACCGCTCAGGAAGGGGATGCGTGAGATGAATGCCTCATCCAAGATGACCGCACACGCGGCAGTCCGTTGCTCCCAGCGCGGGCTGTCTGCCCACGATCTCCAGCTCATCGAACTTCTCGGCCTTGAGGTGCCGGACGGCTTTCTGCTGTGCCGACGGCAGGCTCACCGCGTCGCAGATCTTCTGCGCGGCCTCGCTGGTCGGATCGAGGCCCTGGCTGGCGCAAGGGTTGTGACGGAGGGCGGACACGTGGTGACGGCATATCGCGCAAGCATCAATAAGCAGAAGGCCCTGCTCCGTCACACCTACGATCATGCGGAGGCGTTCTGATGACCAGGATCGTCATGCGCATGGATCCGGCTACAGCGGCACGCGTGCTGCAATTCCTGGCCGACGAAGGCAAGGCTGCGGCTGAACTCGTTAGAGCCGACGCGCGACAGGTGACGTGCAGCCCGGGGATTGATGCGGCAGGCGCCGATCGGCGTCCCCGAACGGGTCAGGCCGGTCGCCTTAAGTTCGAGGTGTTCGGCGAGGTGATGTCGGCATCGAATGCTATCGCTGCTTTGGTCATCATTCTCGGCCGGCTCGCCGAGCGGTTTCCACACCGCATGGATGCGATGGCGTCCGCGGTCAGAAGTCGGACGCTGACCTACATCGCCCGTAGCCCGGAAGCTTTGCATCCTGCGCGTGCGGATCTCGCTCGCCGGGCGAGGGAGTTTTCTCCAGGGTGGTTTGTGGATAGCGTGATCGCCAATCGAGACAAACACCGCATCATCATGCGGGCTTGCGCGGCGCTCGGCTTGGTGTTCGGCCGTGACGTGAAGGTGGATTTCCAGAGTGTCTGACCCCTGCCGGGTGCGTGGTCAGTCAGCCCATCAAACGTATTGCAGGTCACGCACTCGGGCGCGCGGAGTTCCAAAGCGCTAGCCGCTGCGCCACCCACTCCACTGGGAACGGCTTCATCAGCGTTGGTAGCGTCACCCCCTCCGGCTGCCGCCCATCCAGGATCGCCTCCACAATGTCCGGCGCCAGCAGCGTTAGCCGCAGCACCCGCGAGACGTAGGACGAGTTGATCTTCTCCGCCGCGGCGAGCTCGTTGATCGTGCCGAACAGCCCAGACTCCAGCATCCTCCGCCACCGGACGGCGCGGGCCACGGCCTTCACTAGCGTGATGTCGACGCGCGCGGGCATCGGCAGCACCCCGGGCGCGACCATCGCCTTCCGCCCACCACGCGGCTTAACCCGAAGCGGGACGACCACCGTGAGGGTCTGCGGCGCGTTACTCATACTGCGGCCCTCCCGACCTCGGGCGCCTTGGCGGCGAGGTCGCGCACCAGGCTGCCGAGCCCGTTCAGCCGCAGCCGTACCGCAGCGCCCTCGGCCCGGACGTCGATCCGGTCCACCAGCAACCGCACGATGCGCGCTCGTTCCGCCGGGAATAGTTCGTCCCACAGCGGCTCGATCCGCTCCAGCGCCAGCAGCACCTCCTGCTCTGTGACGTCCGGCGCTGTCGCGCATGCCTCCCGCCAGGTGCCGACGACCATCTCGGGCTGCCGGAGCAGCGCGCGAACCTGGGCGACCACCGCCGCCTCGATCTCGCCGGCGGGCAGGCGCGCGATCGCCGGCCGCTCCGTCGCGCCGCCCTTCAGCACCGCCTGGCTGACATAGTAGCGGTACATCTGTCCGCCCCTGCCGCGGCTGTGACTCGGCGACATGGCGCGCCCCTCGCTGTCGAAGATCAGCCCGCGCAGCAGGGGTGCGGTGGTGTTCCGAGTCCGGTTGACCCGCACCCGCGGGCTGACCTGTAGGATGGCGTGCACCGCGTCCCACTGCGCCTGGGTGATGACGGCGTCGTGCTCGCCGGGATAGGCCGTGCCCTTGTGCACCGCCTCGCCGAGGTACACGCGGTTGCTCAGGATCCGGTAGACGTCGCTCTTCGTGAGCGGGCGGCCCCGCTTCGTGGTGGTGCCCTCGGTGCGCAGCACCTGCACCAGCCTGGTGCAGGACTCTGTCTCGACGAAGCCCTGGAAGATCCGCCGCACTAGAGCGGCCTCGGCCTCGTTCACCACCAACTTGCGGTCGCGCACGTCGTAGCCGAGCGGCACGAAGCCGCCCATCCACATTCCGCGCTTGCGCGACGCCGCCACCTTGTCGCGGATGCGCTCGCCAATGACCTCGCGCTCGAACTGGGCAAAGCTGAGCAGGATGTTGAGCGTCAGCCGGCCCATGCTGGTGGTCGTATTGAAGGACTGAGTGACAGAAACAAAGGTCACGTTGTTCGCGTCGAACACCTCGACCAGCTTGGTGAAGTCGACCAGGGATCGGCTCAGGCGGTCGATCTTGTAGACCACCACCACATCCACCAGTCCCTCCTGGATGTCGGCGACCAGGCGCTTCAGTGCGGGGCGCTCGAGCGTGCCGCCGGAGATGCCGCCGTCATCGTAGCGGTCGCGCACCAGCACCCAGCCCTCGGCGCGCTGGCTGGCGATGAAGGCTTCGCAGGCCTCACGCTGGGCGTCGAGGGAGTTGAACTCCATGTCCAGCCCTTCCTCGCTCGACTTCCGAGTGTAGACCGCGCAGCGGAGCTTCCGCACGGTCGTCGGCATCGCGCCGGCCGGCTTCGTATCGCGCTTCATGCCGCACTCCGGCTCGGGCGCAGCCCGAAGAACACGCGCCCGTTCCACCGCGTGCCGGTGATGGCGCGGGCGATGGCGGAGAGCGACTGGTAAGGCTGCCCGCCGTACTCGTAGCCGGCGCGTGTGACGGTCACGACGTGCTCGACGCCCTGGTATTCCCGGATCAGCTGCGTGCCGGCGATCGGCTTGTCGTCGCCACGCATGCGGCGGACGGTGACCTTCCCGCCGTCGAGCTGCTCCCCCAGCGCCTCGAGGCGGGCCAGCGTCTCTGGCTTCAGGCCACCAAAGGCAAGCTCCTGAATCCTGTAGGCGAGCCGACTCTCTAGGAAGCGCCGATTGTAGGGCGGCGGTTCGCTGCCGAAGAGCTCCCGCCACTGCTGCTTCAGGGCTGGCGTGGCGGCGGCCTTGAGGGCGGCGAGCCGGCCCAGCACGTCCGTCGGCGGAATCGCCGGTGCCGTGAAGGTCGGCGGAGTGCCGGGCTTGGGCTTCGTGGTGCGCATCATGCGTCTCTCCGGGTGGTCCGGTTCGCATGCAGGCGCTGGGTGGCCGGGAAGTGTAGCAACCGCTCTCCGCGGTCCGCGGCGTCCCGCGCAGCGTCCCCGGCAGCGCGGCTGCGGAGCCGCAGCAGGCCGCGCGCGAGAAGGTCGCAGACCTCGCGGAGATGGGGCGGGAGATGGTAATTGGTCGGGGTCGGCAGGGGCATCGCGATCCAACACGCATGGTCCTGCCTGTTATGTACGGATTTGGGGTGGTGCCGTTCTCACAGCACCACGCGAAGCGCCCCGATCACGCCGCCTTCCGCTTTACCTCCGACCCGAAGATGGCCCAGACATCGCGTAGCCGACGCTTCATCGTGCTCTCGTCGGGCACCCTGCCGCCCTTCTCGGCGAACCAGCCCTGCACATGCCGGATCAGAGCGCCGAAAGAGTCCGGCACGCCCTCGAAGTAGATCAGCCGGCACGCCTCGAGGCGTGCCGCATCCCAGTCATAAGTCGGCTGCGAGCCGCGTCCGCCGGCCTTCGAGCCAAGCGCGACGCTGTCCAGCGCTTCCTCGGTGGCCGCGTAGCGCGCGAGCTCCTCGTGGCGCACGCCGACCTCGTCACGGATGACGGTGTAGCCGCGATCCTCCTCGCTCGTGCTGACCAGGCGCCGATAGAAACCCGGCTCGGCAGCCAGCCAGAAGATCGTCTGCGATCCATGCCGCAGAACGTACCACGCATCGTCCGGCTTCAGGTCGACGAGACCCTGAACACGACGGCGGTCATCAGGGATCGGCACGGCATCGCCATCGAGCGCGACCTCATGGTGGCCGTCCTCAACCAGCAAGCCAGCCACCGCGGTGCAGAGCTGGATCTTTCTCTCGGATACCAACACCGACATGTCGAGCAGCGACAGCCCGAGCCGCTGGCACACTTCGTCGATCTGATAGAAGACCTTCTTCTTCGGAGGGTTTGCCATCGCCTCCTCCGTCAGCCCGCACGCATGCTGCGCAAGCGCCGATAGGCCAGCACAACGCGACCCATGTCCTTGCGCATGTCGGGCGGCAGGCGCTCCGCCTCGACAAACAGTGCATCGAGCGGAATGCCGAGGATCGCTGCGGCGCGCTGGACCACCTCATCGCTCGGTGGCTTGTCGAGATTTCGCTCGATCCGCGACCAGTAGCCGGGGGAGATCCCCATCCGCTCGGCCAGATCGTTGAGCCCGATCGCGAGCTCCGTGCGCCGGGCGCGCACCACATCGCCGAACGCCATCACACGCCTCCCTCCACCAGGCCGTAGCGCGACAGACGCACGGCGATGAAGCGTTCCGACACGCCAAAATCCCCCGCCAGTGCGGCCAGCACGCCGGCGAGAACATCGGGCGGATTGCCGGCCGCGACGATCGGGCTGGCTGGTCGGCCCTGGTGTGGCCCGCGGCAAAGCCGCAGCCCTTCGCTGCGCGCATAGGCCAGCAGCCGCGTGTGCAGCGGCACTGGCGGCACCAGCAGGGCGCCCATGAATTCATTGGCGCGCGCTTCAGCGCCACGACCCTGGCGTTCCAGCGCCCGCGCGGAACTGGCCACCGCGTGATAGCGCTGATCTCCCCTGGCCAGCGCGGCCGGCACGTCGAACAGCAGATGGCCGAGCTCATGCGCCGCCGTGCTCAGCGCCAGGTCAGGGCAATTGGCTGTCATCGGTCCATTGACCGCGATGTAGGCCCAGCCCGGTTCGTGCGCATCGATGTCGCAGAGGCCGAGCACGGACTGGCCGAACTCATCGCGCAGCGCGCGGCCCAGCTCCCAGGACACGGACAGGCGCTGCTCGTTCACCTCGACCGCGCGACAGGCGTCGATCAGTGCCGGAAGGGTGAGCGCAAGGCTGTCAGACTCGCGCGGGATCTGGCGCCGGACCTGGGCGGCGACGGTACGAATGGCTGGGGCAGCTGCGTCCTGGCGCGGGCTGAGCGCCGCGGCTGCGGGATAGGCGATCGCAATGGACATAGGAACCAGGTCCCTGGCTTAGAGATGATTGGGCAACGGTAAGTTCACTTTATGTTCCCATCCGTGGAGGTGTCCAGCGGTCGCGACGGGAGGGGGTGCGGTGATCGCGGCGATCCCGCACCCCCTGGTGCGTAAGTGATTGATGAGGAGTCCTACCGCATTGATTTGTTATGGGGTGCGATGATCGGCGGGGGAGTTAAACGCACCCCTGCGCACCCCCTTGCCCTAGCCGCACCCCCGACCGCGGCGCTGATCTCGGCTCATCGCAATCAACCGAGGCGGAAGGGCCGTGGGATGAGAGAGAAACAGAAATCGCAGGCACATCTTCCTGAAAAATGGGATGAACGTCGGGTCCGCGCGGCTCTGGCGGCGGCTCGCTTCCACGCCGCGCGTTTCGCCCGGCAGCGTCGCCTGGCCCGGGAGGACCGGGAGGACCTGACCCAGGACATCCTGCTGGTCATCCTTGAGGCGGGCCAGCGCTACGACGTCACGCGGGCGTCCTGGTCCACCTTCGTCGCCGTGCTCGCGCGGCGTGCCGTCATCGATCGCGCGCGGCAGCCATCGCCGCCGGCGTGCGTGTCCCTCGATGGCGAGTTCGCTGCCGACATCCGCAGTTTGCTCGCAGTGCCGCAGGCAGATCCCGAAATCGGCATCGCATTAGGGCGCGTCGGCGAGGATCTACCGCCGGCACCGCGAGCGCTGTTGCGGCGGATCATCCTGCACCGTGATGTCGCAGCGGCGCGCGACGCCGGCGCTGTCTCTCCCGCCACTTTCTATCGCGAGCTGCACGACCTGCGCTGCTGGCTGCGCGCGCTCGGTGTCCGCCCTGCGACAGCAGCATCCGTGCGTGCGACGGCGCCGATGCGATCGGGGCCGTGAGAAGGATCTCGCGCAGATCCGTAAATAACAAAGTGAGCACCACGCGTCGAAGGGAGCCCCACACGATGCGCTTCACATCCCCTGAACTGCTGTCGACCGCACTCATGTCGAGCATCGAGGATCTGCTCGATGTTGTGATGACGGAGAACGGCCTGTGCGATCGCTTTGCCGATGCGTCGCCCGGCGATGCCATCGTCTACCACATTGGCCTGCTCGCCCGTGATCGCGACAAGGCCGCGTCCGAACTGCCGGCCGAGCGGCGCGAGGATCTCGAGGCGGTCGCGCGGCGCGTCTGGGCGATGGCGGAGGCTGGTCTCGGCCATCTCGTGCAGCGCCGCGTCGCCGAAGGGCGCTGCGCCTACCTGCTGATCGTCCGGCCTCGTCCGCTGAGCGCCCGCAGTGCCGCCGGCTACGTGCTGGCCGACCTGCTCGGCCGGGAGGCGGCGTGATGGAAGCCGCCCGCCGCAACCAACCCACGATCGACGACATGCGCCTCCTGCCAATCGGCCAGGTGATCGACCTGCCGGCCGAGCATCTCGCCCTGCTGCAGGAGGAAGCACGCTCCCGGCTCGACATCGCCAAGCGCGCGCTCGACTGGATCGAGGGTGCCATCGCCATGCGCTACGAGCAGCGCGCCATCGGCGCCCGTGCTGCGGCTGGCAAGGACACCGGTACGGTCCGCTTCCAGGACGGCAACGTCGAGGTCACTGCCGACCTCCCCAAGAAGGTCGAATGGGATCAGCGGCGGCTTGCCGCGCTCGCCGAGCAGATCCGCGCCGGCGGTGAGGATCCCGGCGACTATGTCGAGGTCAGCTTCAAGGTGCCCGAGCGCGCTTACGCCGCCTGGCCCGAGCGCATTCGCGGCGCCTTCGAGCCGGCGCGCACGGTGCGCACCGGCAAACCGACCTACCGGCTCACCATCCTCTCGGAGACGGAGCGGCGCGACAGCCCGCATGCCGGCGCTCCCGCGACCTTCGGGGGGATCGGCTGATGGCGCTGCGCATTATCATGGCCGACGAGCGGCTGGCCGAGCCGCGCGGCGTCAAAGCCGTGATCTTCGGCAAGAGCGGCATCGGCAAGACCTCGCTGCTCTGGACGTTGCCTGCCGCGAGCACGCTCTTCATCGACCTCGAGGCCGGGGATCTTGCGGTGCAGGGCTGGAGCGGCGCCTCGATCCGCCCGCGGACCTGGGAGGAATGCCGAGACCTCGCGCTGTTCCTCGCCGGGCCGAACCCCGCGCTACGCGACGAGCAGGCCTACTCGACCGCGCAGCACGCTCGCGTGCTGCAGGAGTACGGTGATCCCGCGACGACGGAACGCTTTTCGACGATCTTCGTCGACAGCATCACGGTCGCGGGGCGGCTGTGCTTCCAGTGGTGCCGCGGCCAGCCCGAGGCGTTCTCTGAGCGCACCGGTAAGCCCGATGTGCGCGGCGCCTACGGGCTGCACGGGCGAGAGATGATCGCCTGGCTCACGCATCTGCAGCACGCGCGCGGCCGCAACGTGATCTTCGTCGGCATCCTCGACGAGCGCACCGACGACTTCAACCGCAAGGTCTTCACGCCGCAGATCGACGGCAGCAAGACCGGCCAGGAGCTGCCCGGCATCGTCGACCAGGTTATCACCATGGCCGAGGTCAAGGACGAGGCAGGCGCGCCGCACCGCGCGCTGGTCTGCCAGACCATCAATCCCTGGGGTTTCCCGGCCAAGGACCGCTCCGGCCGCCTCGACCTGATCGAGCCGCCGCATCTCGGCCGCCTGTTCGAGAAGATCGCCGGGCCCGCGCGCCCGCCGGCAGAGCGCCTCGCCTTGTCAGCGCCGACGCTCGCCGTCCCCGACACCTCCTCCACCACGCCCAGCACCTGACGGAGATCCCGCATGGCTTCCTGGAACGACTACAACGACGCGCGCCAGAACCCGAACCTAATCCCCAAGGGCACCATCGCGAAGGTCCGGATGACGATCCGCCCGGGCGGCTTCGATGATCCGAGCCAGGGCTGGACCGGCGGCTACGCCACGCGGGGCAGCACCGGCGCCGTGTACCTCAACGGCGAATTCACCGTGTCGGAGGGACCCTACGCCAAGCGCAAGATCTTCACGCTGATCGGCCTCTACAGCCCGAAGGGCCCGGACTGGGCCAACATGGGCCGCTCCTTCGTGCGGGGGATGCTCAACTCCGCGCGCGGCATCTCCGACAAGGATGTCTCGCCCCAGGCGCAGGCGGCCCGGCGCATCGGCGGCTTCGCGGATCTCGATGGCCTCGAGTTCGTCGCCAAGGTCGATATCGGCACAGACGCCAACGGCGAGGAGAAGAACGAGATCCGCATGGCGGTGACGCCCGACCACCGCGGCTATGCCGAGGCGATGGGCGCACACCGCATGTCCGCCACGGCGCCGGCCTACACGCCGCCGGCGCAGCCGCCCAGCCAACCGGCTGCGCCGATCCCCCACGGCGCCTTTCCCGCCGCGGCCTCCGCGCCGCCCGCCGGCAACGACCCGCGCCCGGCCTGGGCGCGCTGAGGGGAGGCCCGGCACGCATGCTGCTCCGGCCGCGACAGAAGGTCTTCGTCGAGCGCAGCCTGCGTGCGCTCGGCGAGCACGGCAACACGCTCGGCGTCGCCCCGACCGGCGGCGGCAAGACGATCATGCTGTCGGCGGCGGTGGGCGAGCACATCGATGGCAGCGCCGCCAAGGCCGCCGTCCTCGCGCATCGGGATGAGCTGACGGCACAGAACCTGGCGAAGTTCCGCCGCGTGAATCCCGACGTCATCACCTCGGTCGTGGATGCGGGCCAGAAGTCATGGGCCGGCCAGGTCACCTTTGCCATGGTGCCGACGCTGACGCGCGCGGCGAACCTCGACGCGATGCCGGCGCTGGACCTGCTGGTGATAGACGAGGCGCATCACGCCGTCGCCGACAGCTACCGCCGTATCATCGATCGGGCGCTGCAGCGGAATTCGGACTGCCGGATCTATGGCGTCACCGCCACACCGAACCGCGGCGACAAGATCGGGCTGCGCCAGGTCTTCTCCAACGTCGCCGACCAGATCCGGCTTGGTGAGCTGATCGGCTCCGGCCACCTGGTGCCGCCCCGTACCTTCATCATCGATGTCGGCGTGCAGGATGAGCTCCGCGCGGTGCGGCGCAGCGGCGACGACTTCGACATGGGCGAGGTCGCCCGCGTCATGGACACCGTGCCGGTCACCGATGCGGTGGTAAAGCACTGGCAGGAGAAGGCCGGCGACCGCCAGACCGTCACCTTCTGCTCGACCGTCGCCCATGCGGAGCACGTCGCCGCCGCCTTCAACGCGGCCGGCGTCCCTACCGTCGTGGTCACCGGCGACATGCCCGAGGGGGAGCGGCGCTCCGTCCTGGCCGCCTACGCCAGGGGCGAGGCGCGCATCGTCGTCAACGTGGCGGTACTGACCGAGGGTTGGGATCACCCGCCCACCTCCTGTGTCGTGCTGCTGCGGCCGAGCTCCTTCAAATGCACCATGATCCAGATGGTCGGCCGCGGGCTGCGCACCGTCGATCCCAACGAGCATCCTGGTATCGTCAAGCGCGACTGCATCGTGCTCGACTTCGGCACCTCCTCGCAGATCCATGGCTGCCTGGAGCAGGACGTCGACCTCGACAGCCAGCCCGGCGAGGGCGAGCCGCCCACCAAGACCTGCCCCTCCTGCGAGGCCGAGGTGCCGATCGCGGTGATGGAGTGCCCGATCTGCGGCCACGCCTTCGAGCCCCGCGGCCGGGCGACGGCGCCGCTCACCGACTTCATCATGACGGAGATCGACCTCCTCCGCCGCTCCGCCTTCCAGTGGTGCGACCTGTTCGGCGACGACGCCGCCCTGCTGGCCAATGGCTTCAACGGCTGGGCCGGCATCTTCTTCCTGAACGGAGCCTGGCACGCGGTCGGCGGTGCGAAGGAGGAGCGGCCGCGCCTGCTGTCCATCGGTGAGAGGCCGGTGGCGCTGGCCGCGGCGGATGATTGGCTGAACGCGCACGAGACGGACGAGAGCGCCCACAAAAGCCGCCGCTGGCTGCGCGAGCCGCCGACCGACAAGCAGCTCGCGCACCTCCCGCCTGCGGTCCGGGCCGATCTCGGCATGACCCGCTATCAGGCCTCGGCGCTGTTGACCTTCAAGTTCAATCGCCAGGACATCCGCCGGCTGGTGATGAGCGCGCAGCCCAGCAACCTGCCGGTGGCGGCATGACGCGCGATGCACGCCGAATTCCCCTGCGCCGTCTGCGCGCGGCCGTCGCGTGGCTTTGGCTGGTTCGACCCGGCGCCGCGGAAGAAGCCGCGGCCCTCGGTCTGCTTCTGCTGCATCGCCTGCCAGGGCTTCTGGTCGCGCTTGGCGGGGAGGTCGTCCGCCGTGGTTGACCTCACCGAGCAGGAGAAGGCGGCGATGCGCGCGGCCATGCGGCACGTCGCCGAGAGCATGGCCGAGATTGGCTGGGGCACCCGCTTCCAGGACCTCACCGAGCCGCAGGTACTGACGCTGATCGAGGTCGCGGTCGGCGCCTTCCAGGAGGCGATGCAGGCCATCGCCCGCCAAGGCACAGCACAGGAGATCCCGTTCTGATGCTCGACTTCAACAGCCGGGGTCAGACTGCCCTGCACGTCAACGCGGCGATCGACGCGGCCCTGGTCGCACGCCAGGCCGCCACCCCACCACGGACCTATCTCGGCGGCTCGCGCCTCGGCCACGCCTGTGAGCGGGCGTTGCAATTCGAGTTCCTGCAGGCCCCGAAGGATGAGGGTGCCGGTTTCGACGGACGGATCCTGCGCATCTTCGGCATCGGTCACGCGCTGGAGGATGTCGCCGTCGACTGGCTGCGCGCCGCCGGCTTCGATCTCTACACCCGCAAGGGCAACAGGCCGGATGGCGAGCAGTTCGGCTTCGCAGTCGCAAGCGGGCGCATCCGCGGCCACGTCGACGGCGTTCTCGCCGGCGGATCCGACATTCCCGGCATGGCGTTCCCCGCGCTGTGGGAATGCAAGACCATGAACGCCAAGGCCTGGCGCGAGACGTCGAGCAAGGGCGTCGCCATCGCCAAGCCGATCTACGCAGCGCAGATCGCGGTCTACCAGGCCTATATGGATGCCGCCGTCCCTGGCGTCGCCGACCATCCCGCGCTGTTCACCGCCATCAACAAGGACACCGCCGAGCTCCACCACGAACTAGTGCCGTTCGATGCCGCCCTGGCCCAGCGCATGTCCGACCGGGCGGTGCGCGTCCTGCGTGCCTGCGACGCAGGCGACTTGCTGCCACGGATTGCCACGAGCCGCGACTTCCACGAATGCCGCTTCTGCCCCTGGGCCGAGCGCTGCTGGGCGCAGCCGGCATGAGCGCCTGGGGCGATTTCAACGATGCGCCGAGCCTGCCCTGGGAGGAGGAGGGATCGGCGATCAACCACGGCGCCATCGCGACCTTCCTCGAGGTGGTGTTCGGCTATTGCGACGGGCTGATCCCCATCCGCGGCTTCGTCGATCAGGGACAGGGCCGCGAGACGCGCCCGCACAACATCTGGATCCCGGCCGACGCTGCTGCCGCGGAGCTGCTTGGCACCTACGCGAACTGGGCGGCACGCGAGGGCACGGCGGTCTATGTCATCCCCGGCACGGTGGCCGAGCACGGCCAGGCCCGCGCCGAGCATGTGCGGCAGATGCAGGCCGTTGTCGTCGATCTCGATACCGGCGACGTCGAGGCGAAGCTCGCGCATCTCATCCAGCATGTCGGCGCACCCACCTTGCTGGTGGAGAGCGGAGGCCGCACGGCCGAGGGTGCCGCCAAGCTGCATGCCTGGTGGCGGCTGACGGAACCGGCCGAGGGGCAGGATCTCGTCCAGCTCTGCGCGCTGCGCGGGGAGATGGCCGAGAAGGTCGGCGGCGACCCGCATTTCCGCTCCGCGCACCAGCCGATCCGTGTCCCCGGCACGGTCTATCGTAAGGGCGGTGCTGAGCGCGTCGTCAGCATCCGCCAGCATGATCCGCAGCGCGAGGTGGATCTCGCCGAGTTCGCCGAAGCAGTCGCCGCGATGCCCTACCTGGCCGGGCAGGAGCGGACGCAGCACGTCTCGCAGGGCGACCGGCCCGGCCTCGACGCCATCCTCACCACCCCCGTGCGCGAGGGCGCCCAGGATGGCTGGACGCGCTTCCAGGGGGCGAGTGCGGCCATCGGGCACTTCATTCGGCAGGTCCACGAAGGGCGGCTCACCCCAGATCAGGGCTGGGAGGCGATCTGCGGTTACAACGCCGCCTGCCTGCGCCCAGCCTGGCCGCTCGACCGACTCAAGGCCGAGGCCGACGCGTTGTGGGCGCTCCATGTCAATCGCAACGGGCCGCCGCTGCTCAGAGCCGATGGCGGGGCTCCCGCGTCCGTCCCGGCGCATACGCTCGGTGCCCTGCTCGACGACACCTCGCCCATGCCGGATGACCTGATCGGGCCGCGCGTGCTCACCCCAGGCGGCATGCTCGTGCTTGGTGGTGCACCGAAGGTCGGGAAGTCCGACTTCCTGATCAGCCTGCTGGTGCACGCCGCCGCGGGCGCGCCCTTCCTGCGCTTCACCGCGCCACGTCCGCTGCGCGTGTTCTATCTGCAGGCGGAGATCCAGTACCACTATCTGCGCGAGCGCCTGCAGCAGCTGCGGCTTGATCCCGCGATCGTGGCGCGCGCGCGTGACACCCTCGTCGTCACGCCGAAGCTGCGCATGCTGCTCGACGAGCAGGGTGTGCCCCTCGTCGCGGCCGCCATCCGCCAAGCTTTCCCCGACGCGCCGCCGGACGTGATCTGCATCGACCCGATCCGCAATCTGTTCGATGGCGGACCCGGCGGCGAGGGTGAGAACGATAACGCGGCGATGCTGTTCTTTCTGCAGAGCCGGGTCGAGGCGCTGCGCGACCAGGTCGCCCCCGAGGCCGGTATCATCCTCGCCCACCACACGAAGAAGCTCGCGAAGCACCAGGTCAAGGACGATCCCTTCCTGTCGCTCTCCGGCGCGAGCGCGCTGCGCGGCTTCTACACCTCGGGGATGATCCTGTTCCGGCCCGATGAGGAGGAGACGCCGCGCGAACTGCATATCGAGCTCCGCAACGGGCCTGCGCTCTCACCGCTGCTGATCGACAAGGTCGGTGGGCGCTGGGCGGAGGTCGATCGCCATGGCGAGCGGCTGGTGCGCCAGGATCTGGGCCGCAAGCTCGACGCCGAGCGCACCCGCCGCCACGACGTCATCCTCCAGATCATCGCGAGCGAGGCACGCGAGGGGAAAGTCTACACCGGCAGCGCCTTCGCCGCGCAGTTCGAGAACACCCATGGCCTCGGCGGCGACGACACCATCGCGCGCCGCATCAACGTTCTCGCCAACAAGGGCTACATCAAGTTCCTCCGCGCCGCGCCCGAGCTCGGCATTCCGGTCAGCAAGTCGAGCAAGGGCTACCTGGTCGTCCAGGACATGCTGTTCGGCACCGATGGCGAGGCCATCGATCCCGACACCGGTGAGATCACCCGCGTCACCATTCCGCTGCTGCCGACGCACTACCAATCGGAGACCAACAGCGCCGTCCTGCCGGTCGAGAACCCCGAGGTCTGGGTGCTGCACGACCCGGAGGCAGAGGCGTGAAACACGTCTTCGATGCGGTGTCGCACCGTGCGGAACTTGCTGCGGAACTTGGAAGTTCCGCAAGTTCCGCAACCCTGCGGAACTTCCCTGCGGAACTTGAATTGCCCCGCGATATCAGTGGGTTGTCCAAGTTCCGCAAGTTCCGCAGCGAGGCCTTGCGGAACTTGCTTGCGGAACTTGAAAACATTCAACGAACTCAGGCGTTTAGGGAAGTTCCGCAAGTTCCGCAAAATGCCTCCCCCCTACGGGGGGTGTGCGTGCGCGCCTCAGTGGCGCGCGCACACCACACCCGGGGAGGTCAGGTCAGGGTCCGGGGACCACCCGGATGACGGGATCCCATCGAGCCGGGCAGCGACGGCGAGCTCCGCCAAGAACCGCGCCGTCGCCGCCCTCACCAGGATCATCCCCTTTCGGAGACCATCATGGCTTCCACGACTCTCGCCGCACCCACCGCCAATGCAAGCCTGCCGCCTGGAATCGATCCGCCGCTGCGGCAGACCGGGAACACTGTCCTCGCCATCGATCTCGGCACGACGGTGGGCTGGGCACTGCGCATGGGCGATAGCACGATCTTCTCGGGCACCCAGACCTTCCGTCCCGGCCGCTTCGAGGGAGGCGGCATGCGCTATCTCCGCTTCACCGACTGGCTGGTTGAGATCGCCATGCGCGCCCACGGCATTCGCCGCCTCGTCTTCGAGGAAGTGCGACGCCACGCTGGCACCGACGCGGCCCATGTCTACGGCGGCTTCCTCGGCACGCTGACCGCCTGGTGCGAGGAGCACGAGATCCCCTACGAGGGCGTCCCGGTCGGCACGATCAAGCGCTACGCCACTGGCCGCGGCAATGCTGACAAGGCGGCGATGATCGCGGCGATGAGGGCCCGCGGCTTCGCCCCGGCCGACGACAACGAGGCAGACGCGATCGCCCTGCTGCTCTGGGCGACCGAGCCCACGGGAGGCCGCGCATGAGCATGCACGGTGCACCGCTGGCGCCCCGCTCCTGCCTCAACCGCGGCACGCGCAGCCCGACCAGCGACACGGACGTCAACGCCATGCGCGCCGCCGCGTGGCATCGGCACGGCGTCGCCGCCATTCCTGTGGACGATGTCCTGGATCCCTGGCTGCGCCAGGCGATCACCAACGAGGCCAACCGGCGCTGGGGCCGACGCAACGGGGAGAACCACCATGGCCGGTAAGCGCAGGAGCAGGACCGCGAAGCCGAAGGGCGAGGATCTGGCAATGCCGTCGAAGTGGCGGCTGCAGCACGTGTATCGCACCCGGTTTCCTGGACACGCGGTTGCACTATGCGGCGCGCCTGAGGTTGGTGTTGAGGCGTGCGGCGCGCGCGTCGAGCGGGCTGAGATAGCCGTTCTTCTCGATCAGCCACTCGGC